CTCACTGCTCTTGCTACGGGCTCGAGGGCCAGTGGGAGCCCGAAGAGTACTCTCGCGAACAGCTCCGCGAAGCGCTGGAGCGTGGACTCCACTTCTACTCTCTAGAAGACGATGAAGGATCTCGTATCCGTCAGTCTCTCCTCGAACAGCTCGCTTAATCGGAGGCAATCATGGCACGCGAATATACCAACACGATCCTCGAGATGGTCCAGGAAGGACGCTTCGACAAGGATCAGCTCATCCTCGAGATCCTCAATTGGATGTCCGAGAGCGAAGTCCGCCAGATGGCAGAGACTTTGGGCTGGACAGACGAAGAAGTAGAGGAAGACTTAGACGACTCGGATCGCTTCGAGACTTGCTCTTATGCGGAGGACTTCTGATATGACAATGCCAGCTGGAAAGTACTACGTCGGCGACCTCTGCTACGTCCTTCACGACTCTTGGGACGAGTTCTGCGACATCATAATCGTCGAACATCGCACCCTCGACGGCGAGTTCAACTTCAAGGACGGCCGCCGGTTCGCTACCTATGGCACCAAGTGGGGTGATGGCTACTACAAGGACCAAGACGGACATGGCTACGGAGTAGACGCCGGTCTCATCGGCTGTATCAGAGTAGACGACATCGATGTCGGTCTCCGTGACAGCAAGAGCGACTTCGGCGGCCGGATCGTGACCTTCGACAAGGACTTCGATACTTGGGAGGAGAATGGCATGATCCGTATCGGCCACCTCTCTATCGACACCGATCCTGGCTTCGATGAAGACTATGAATCAGAGGGGGACTTCTAATGAACCAGCGACCAGGTAAGACACACGCGGCCGGTGCCTACGACCGAGAGTCGGTCAACCTAGGCAGCCTCATATCCTTCGTCAAAGCGGCCAAGGAAGACCTCTTGAAGTACGGGGACCAAGACGCCGCCGTCCGGTTCGAGATCCTCGAGGACTGGCTCCGAGAAGACTTCAAGGGAGGCTACCTCAAGTACAGCGGCCGGGCCATAGGACTCTAAAAGCATAAATAGGGAGGACAGATTCCTCCCTATCTTCGTTGGAGAAGACATGAAGATAGAACGAGCAGTAGACCGATACGAGAGAGACATCCTCAAGAACGTGGTCTCTTATACCCTGTGTGCCTTCACTCCGAGGGCCCAGTGGATGAGACAGCCTGACATAGTGAGCCTCGGAGCCGCCAGAGAGCTGGCGGTTCGGCTCTTAAAAGACAACCCCCGCATGCGTACAGTCATGCTGTACGCCGCCGACCAGCACGATAGACACGTCATGGTCGGCTCCTATGACCGGAAGCTCCAGTACAAGCCGGTCGAGCGCTAGAGCAGCGCAGCCAGATTTGATAAATAGAAGACAGAATCAAATCGAGGCGGACCTATGCTCAATTTCCTGAACTTCATCTTGCTCAGCGAGGCCAAGAAGAAAGAGGCCAGCGCGAAGAACCCGGCTGACTCCATGGGTAAGCTACACGAGTTGCTCGTGGCAAAGGAGCTGAATGGTGGTACTTTCCCTGAGCATCACAGAGACGAGCGCGGTCTGAAGCCCATCGAAGCGCACGATATGCACGGCGCTGCTCTCTTCGACAGCGACTATCGCGGCTCGTTCTATAATCATCCTAAGTATCAGAAGATGGTTGCTGACGCCAAGAAAGCTGCCGACGACATCAGGTCTCATCTCCAAGAGAAGCATGGCATCTCTAAGCTCAGCCGCATAGCCTGGACCTCTCAGAAGTCCGATCATAAACTCGAGACAGGAGTCGACGATCCTAACTCCAAGGCGGACTTGATCGTCACCAGTGGTCACCCAGAGCACAAGGGTCAGAAGATCGGCGTCTCGTTAAAAGTCGGTAAGACGAAGACACCTAACTACGCCAATCCAGGAGTGGCCACGTTCGAGGGATGGTCCGGCGTCGGGTTGCAGCATCACTTACAGGGTCATGCGCAGACTCTCGATAAGCACGGTAACCTCAATCACGAGCAGTATAAAGAGCTTCGCGACTCTTCTAATAAGAAGAATCAGGCCATCGCGGCTGAGATCAAGTCGTCGTCTGATCGCATGAATACTAACATGGCCTCAGACATGAGAGCTGCTCTGTCGACGAAGTCTCATAAAGATCTCTCCAATCTAGTCAAGACGTCGACTATGCCTCAGACACACTTGCACGAGCTCGTGTCTCATACTGCTTACAATAGCGATGGTACTTCATCTCACTCGGTTCACTCTCACGCCGATCACGTCAGTAACTACCTCAATCAGTTCAGCGACCTCCGCGTCAAGCCAGGCGGCAAGGGAACTTCCGTCACGATACATGGAATACATAAGAAGACTGGCAAGTTGATGCCCGTCTGGAGGACTACGGTATATGCCGGTGGACGTCCATCTAATAAGAGTCCGCGCGGAGCCACAGTACTCCCGAGCGAGTCGCATAAAGACGTGGTGGGTCACTGATGATAAACACATTTAGAAACTATCTTAAAGAAGCCAAGTCGACCGCTCCACTCAGCGACGGTCCTCTCACACACCTGTATCACACTTCTTCTCTCGGACACATGGCGGGCGAGGACGGCGCGTCACACGCCATAGGCTCTCTCAATACTCTCTTCTCTCACCTCGTCAAGGGTAAACTCCCCAAGGACTTGAAGGTGAAAGTAGATGGCTCGCCGTCAGTAGTAATGAGTGGTCCGTCTGCCAAGTATCCGAACGGCACAGTGGCGACGAAGTCCGCCTTCAACGTGAATCCGAAGATCAATGCTTCTCACGAAGACATCGATGCGAATCACGGCGATAAACTCGGTCTCGCCGACAAGTTAAAAGACCTGCACGACAGCGTCTCGAAGATCATCCCTCCTGGTATGACTGTCCAGGGAGACCTCATGCACTCTGGCGACAAAGACGTTCGCGAAGAACTCATCGACGGTCGTCCTCATCTGACGTTCAAGTCTAACCTCATCAGATATGCAGTTCCTTCTGACTCCGAAGAAGCTGATAAGATTCGGAACAGTAAGATCGGCGTGGCTCTTCACACTATGTACGACGAGCACGGTCGCGCTAAGCCAATCTCCGAGACTGACATGGCCAAGCTAGGTCAGCACCCGGATGTGCACGTCATGTCAGTCATCCCGACCAATCCGCCTGCCATGGACAAAGATACTGCGGCTAAGATAAATCAGCATCTCACGAAAGCCACCGTTCATCACGACGCCCTCACTCGCCCAGACGATAGCGGTACGACTGGATACGACGCCATTCATCCACACGGTCTGTCGATGGAGACCTACGTCAATCATACCATAAGAGAGAATAAGCCGCAGAGCGTCAGCGGTTACACGCAGTGGCTGGCCGATCGCGGCGAGAAAGAAGCCATGAAGATGAAGACTGCTGGATCTCAAGCGAAGAAGAGAGCCGACGCGCAAGAAAAGATAGCACACGTGAAGAAGAACAAGGCTCACTTCGATAACGCGTTCGGTCTACAGAGCGAGTTAGAGAAAGCGACGTCGCACATGTCAGACGCTATGGCTCAGACCCACGGCTATCGCAGCTTCATAGGCGATCAGGAGACTGGCCCGGAGGGTCACGTATACAACTACAAGGGTAAGTCTGTCAAGATCGTCCGTCGTCGCCCTGAAGAAGGTAGCACTGGCGTGGCATTCTCTCAAGCCAACCTACAGAAAGGCGGGGTAGGCAAGTGATCCTCAGTTTCTTACAGTACTTAATAAGAGAAGAGAAGACGAGTGATCACAAGGTCCTCGCCTTCGGTCGCGTAAATCCAGTGACTCCTGGTCACGTGAAGCTGTTCGATCACGTTCGCGCTACTGCGAAGAAGCTAGGCGCAGATCACGAGGTCGTCCTCTCTCACTCTCAAGACGCTAAGAAGAATCCACTGTCTCCTGCTCAGAAGCTCGAGCACGCCAAGGCTGCATCGCCGGAGACGAACATCACTACTTCTTCGAGCGCGCATCCCACGCTTATGCATCATGCAGCAAGAGCTCACGCTCAGGGATACAAGCACCTGACTGTCGTAGCAGGCGAAGATCGCGTCAAGGAGTTTCACGATCTCTTGCACAAGTACAATGGATCAGAGGGCAAGCACGGTCACTACAACTTCAAGTCCATCAACGTAGTCTCGGCTGGTCATCGCGACCCTGACGCCGAGGGAGTCGAGGGAATGTCCGCCTCGAAGATGCGCGATCACGCTGCAGCAGGCAGGAAGAAGGAGTTCATGGCCGGCGTACCAAAGGGTGTCGATGGCAAGAAGATGTACTCCGACGTGCGCAAGGGCATGGGCGCAGAGTAGCACTCTCTGAATAGCATAAATACAGTACTAGTAGAATCAAGGGTTTAGAGATGGCAGACGCAAAGCAAGATCAGGGCGCATCAGAGAAGATACCCAATAAGGGTGACGACTCTCAGAAGCCGGCCAACCAGCAGAAGGTGAACATACCTCAGGGTACTGTCACCGTCGGCAAGGGCAAGAACCGCGTAGAGATAGTCATCAACCCTCCGAACATCAACTACCTGTCAGTGGCCAGCGATCCAGGTGCTGCCACCTACAGGCCAGGCGGAAAAGGTGGAATCGTGTCACACTTCGATCAGTTCTTTGGTGAGTACATAGCCGAGCAAGAGAAGCTCTCTAGTCTTCGCTCTTTCTCTGACTTCGTGGAAGAGCTCGAGCTCGGCTACGCCGAGGAGTTCTTCGACCTAGAAGAAGACGTCGAGTACGAAGACTGGGGTGAAGAGGAAGAAGAGGCCGAAGTATACGCCGTCATTCATGAGAAGAAGGGTCCGTGCTGGACCGGCTACGAGATGATCGGCATGAAGAAGGGCAAGGGCGGAAAGCCGGTGCCAAACTGCGTGCCAGTCAAAGAAGAATCTGAGAGTGGCGGCCGCAAGGTCAAGCTCAACAAGCCGTTCCTCACTCCTGGCGAGAATAAGAAGCGCGCCGTATACGTGAAGAACGCCAAGGGCAACGTCGTCAAGGTTCGCTTCGGCGATCCGAACATGAGGATTCGTAGAAATAATCCTGCCGCGAAGAAGTCGTTCCGCGCCCGTCACGGCTGCGACGTCAACCCCGGTCCGAAGTGGAAGGCCAAGTACTGGTCTTGCAGAGCCTGGTAAATATTGAGAGAGGAATAGAATGGAAGAGCTAGTCGAAAAGATGAAGGTAGTCCTCGCGGACACTTTCGCCATGTACCTGAAGGCTCACATGTTCCACTGGAACGTGACCGGTCCGAACTTCAACGAGATGCACGCCTTCTTTGGTGGCATCTACAACGAACTGTGGCTAGCGACTGACCTGATCGCCGAGCAGATCCGCACGCTCGACGCATACGCGCCAGGCTCGTTCACTCGATTCGGCCAGCTGGCCACCGTGGAAGACGAGACTTCCATTCCTGCCGCCATGGCGATGGTGTCCAGGCTGAAGGACGACAACGACAAGGTCATGGAGACGCTGAAGGCCGCATTCCTCGAGGCCGAGAAGCAGAAAGTTTACGGCCTCGCTAATTTCCTGCAAGACAGGATCGACATCCACGCCAAGCACGGCTGGATGCTCAAGTCAACACTAAAGGTGTAAGATGACGTACAAGTCACTGGAGTCACAGATCAAGACCTCTCTCGTGGAGGGTCGCAAGTCGGCGGGTAAGAGGATGCTCGACGACTGGCAGAAGCGAGTCAACGCCGCAGTCGACAAGCTCCAGGAGCCTCCGAAGGAAGAGAAGCCAGTCAAGGAAGAGAGAGACTACGAGGGTGGCATGGCCAAGACTCAGCTCCTCGCCATGGCTGAGAAGGCCAAGCAGATGGCCGACTCTCTCGGCGAAGAGGAGCAGCTAGAGGCCTGGATCCAGACGAAGATCTCTCTGGCCAGCGACTACATCAGCACAGTACACGACGTCATGATGCACGACGAGAATAAGGGAAGGGTGAAGTAATGCCGAGTCTATTCGACGGACCGAAGTCCGTACTCAGCGACATCACGAACGTGATGAAGCAGTCTCACGAGAAGAAGGTCAGTGGCTTCGTAGACGAGGCCATCGCCAAGGGTAAGACCACTCCTCAGCAGGTGGCAGACTACGCTAACCGCGTGAAGGGTCCAGGCTTCGCTAAGGAAGCCGCCAAGGTAGCTCAGGAGAAGCTGAAGTGACTGACTTCCCGGTGAGAGACAACGTCAAGGGCACTCCATACGAGAATATGAAGCTCAGCGATGACGATAAGAAGAAGATCGAGCGCCGGGCACGAGTCAACAAGATCAAGCCGCGTCGCATCGACGTGGACGAGTCTGTCTCTCCTGCGAGACAATTAGTTAAGAAGCTGGTCGAGATGGTGAGACATGGCGATAAAGACTAGAGTCCTCGTCGTGGGAGGCAAGACTTTTCACTCCGAGCCAGAGGCGAAGAGAGAACCAGTCAAGCCGCCGCAGGACCAAGTAAAGACGACAGAGCCGGAGAAGAGACCACCTCCAGTACGAATCGAGTACGAGGCTCCACAAGATCAAGTCGAGATATTCGACGAGCCGAAGCTAGTGTCGGTCAGGAATAGCTTCATTCTACAGAGCAATTCAAAGTTTCATCGTGATATGAAAGAATGAGAATAACAACCAACAGGAGTAACTACTAATGGCTAATTGGGGTAATACCGATGATGCTGCAAATTCAGTACTCTGGGCAACTACTCAAGTCAAGTTGACTCCGAATACTGATAATCAGGCAAACCTATACACGAACACCACTGCCGACGCTTTCATCACCGGCATCACAGTTGGTCAGTTCGGCGTCAGTGGTCAGGAAGCTCAGGCTCTCCGCGCCGGCGCTAATACCAAGGTCGCTCACGCCGGATGGGTGCTTCGCACCGTAGGCTCGGGTGATCGCGCAGGTCGCGTCCAGAACGAGACTCTCGTGGCGATGAAGACCATCGCGCAGGACGGCTCTGACGACACCGTCATTCCGGACTACATGCTGTCGATCACTACTCAGCCGGCTAACGCCTCTGGTAACTCGACCAACAACGACATCACCAACATCAGCGTCGTCGCTGCTTCGGTGCCGTCGGGCGCTACCATCACCTATCAGTGGCAGATCTGGGGCGGTGCCTCATTCGCCAACGTCAGTGGTGGTGCTTACAGCAACTCCACGACTGCTACCCTGTCCATCCTCGCGAACACCTCGCCGTCTCTCAACGGCAAGATCTATCGCGTACAGGTCGGCGCTACAGGCGCGGCGAACGTCAATTCTGGCAACGCCGTCCTTACGATCACCTCGTAAACAAACTAGGAGCAGGAACACATGGCTACCACGAAGAAGGTCACGGAGCTCACTGCAGCTAACTCTGCAGCCAATACCGACCTATTATACGTCGTCACGGATCCAGAAGGTGTTCCTGCTTCTAAACAAATAACACTGAAGAATTTTTTCAAGGGTGTCATATACGTAGGAGACGCACCGGCTAGTAATTCTGCTACTGGTACTAAGGGTCAATTCGTGGCTAATGGTGCGTACCTCTACATATGCACGGCGACTAACTCTTGGGTTAGAGTGGATCTTACGACATCTTGGTAATTTTTTTATGATTGATGTATTAGATGAATCCAACTTCTTGTTATACGCCGCGAAGTTCTATGATAATCCGCAGTGCTATGATACTAGTGAGTTCTATGAAGACTTGAAGAGATTCAAGTACGTCAAGCGCTTGCTGAATAGATACGTCAAGCGCGGCGATCTCAAAGAACGCTTGATACTGAATCATGTGATAGCTCTGAATAATGTCTTCGGCCCCACGGCTACAGTCAGAATGATGTTCTTGAAGCTCGAGGGAATGGAACACTTAGTGAAGCCGTTCTTAGTATTCTTGAGTATACTACCAGACATAGTAGAGAATATCAACGGGACTAACCACTACACAGCCAGGATTCCAGTCGATCCTGAGATAGAGAAGAGGCTCAGAGAGCTATGACTAGATTAAGAGAGATGGTAGGAGTCGGAGCGGCAGCCGGTATGGGCGCAGCGCCGACTGGAGCAGATCCTACTACGCCGGAGTCTAAGAAGTTCGCCGAGCCTGGCGTTCCTCCGAAGAAAAAGAAGCGCGTCATAGTCACCGATCCAGGGGCCCCGCTCAAGAGGAGCGCGCTGAAGTCTCTCATGGGATTCAAGGAGTGGATCGAGGAGAACTCCAATGACTGACGATCTACAGACCAAGATAGCTCTCTTAGAGAAAGAGATAAACCACTTAGATCCAGAGCTATCAATGAAGGTCGCCCTCTTGGAGAAAGAGGTCAGTCAGTACAATGGTCTGATTGCTAAGTTTGACTTGACGATCGACAAGCTCACAGATGTTTCTACTTCTCTCGAGAAGTTGGCGGTAGTTCATGAACAGAGGCTGACTTATCAAGAAAAGAAAACAGAAGAGATCGTTGAGAAGATGAACGACGAGATCAAAAGAATCGTAGAGACTCTGGATAAGCTCGCGACTAAGGAAGAAGAACACTACGAAGACCTCTCCACTAGAATGCACGCAATCGAGAAGTGGAAGTGGACTGTAGTGGGAGGTGCCATCGTGGCCTCGCTGCTCGCCTCTAAAGTAGACTTCAGCAAGCTGTTTACTTTTATACCGTAGTGTGTATAATGACGCTAGCGCAAATGAGGCTAGCTTATGTTAACTACCAACTCTACGTGGCTTGACGAGAAATACGTCAACCTACTATCCTTTCGCCTAGACCGATTCAAGAAGGTCGGCAAGACTCAATACAACTTCAGGTGTCCGATCTGCGGCGACTCTAAGAAGAGTAAGTCGAAGGCGCGAGGCTACGTCTTCGAGTACAAGGGCAACTTCTGGTATAAGTGCCACAACTGCGGCAAGTCGACCAAGTTCAAGAACTTCTTGAGAGAGGTCGATCTGACTCTCTTCGAGCAGTACAACATGGAGTGGCTCAAGGAGCACGGCTTCTCTTCTAAGCCGGCGCCGAAGTTCGAGCACCAGATAGAGAAGTTCGACAAGCGCCGAGCCGACAAGTTCGAGCCGCTCAAGACTCTAAAGACCGTATCCCAGCTCCCCGTCGATCACAAGTGTAGGCAGTACGTCGAGTCTCGAAAGATACCGACCGACACCCACTACTTCCTGTACTGGTGCCCGAAGTTCTACACCTGGGTCAATCACTACCTCCCCGACAAGTTCTCTGCACAGACTCTCGAGAAAGACGAGGGCAGGCTCGTGCTCCCGTTCGTGGACCAGAACGGCTACGTCACTGGCTGCACCGGCAGGTCTCTGGAGAAGGACGCCAAGCTGAGGTACGTCACCATCAAGTTCAAGGAAGACGCGCCTAAAGTATTCGGCTTAGATAGAGTGGACTTCAAGAAGGAAGTCATAGTGGTAGAGGGCCCGATCGACTCCCTGTTCTTACCAAATTGCATAGCTCTGGCGGGTAGCTCTGCGGACTTATCTGCTCTGCCGCTGAGTAATGACACCATCTATTTTTTCGACAATGAGCCTCGGAACAAAGACATCGTCAAACAGATGCAAGCATACATAGACAGCAACCGTCGTGTCTGCATCCTCGAAGACGTTCCCCACAAGGATATAAATGAAATGATCATGGCCGGTATGAGTCGTCGGAATGTCTTGGATCTAATACACCGGTCTACGCATCGCGGCCTTCAGGCCAAGCTCGCCCTACAACGCTGGAAGAAGATTTAGAGAGAGGTACTACGCATGTATACTGACACGCTTAAGCTATTGTCCGACGCCAAGTTCTATGAGTCCTACTCTAGATACGATGAAGACAAGGGACGCTATGAGACTTGGGACGAGGCTGTAGAGCGTGTGATGAACATGCATCGCGACTTCTACAAGGACAAGATGTCGCCGAAGCTCGAGGAGGCCATCGCGTTCGCAGAGGCCGCATACAAGGACAAGCTCGTACTCGGAGCTCAGCGCGCTCTGCAGTTCGGCGGCGAGCAGCTCCTCAAGCACCAGATGAAGATGTACAACTGTACTTCGTCTTATGCCGACCGCGCTGCCTTCTTTGGCGAGATCTTCTACATCCTGTTGTGCGGAGCGGGCGCTGGCTTCTCAGTGCAGAGACATCACATCGATAAGATCCCGATGATAGCTCCTCGTACGAAGCAGCCGAAGACTCACGTCGTGGAGGACTCCATCGAGGGATGGGCCACTTCTCTCGACGTGTTGATGTCGAGCTTCTTCAAGGATGGGGGTAAATATCCGGAGTACGCGGGCCGCAAGGTGTACTTCGACTTGAATCAGATCAGGCCGAAGGGCGCGAAGATCTCCGGTGGCTTCATGGCTCCAGGACCAGATCCTCTTCGCCGCGCACTCGACCGCATCGAGCACCTCCTGACCAGCATGGTCCTCATGTCTGAGAAGGAAGCGAAGATGAGACCTATACACGTATACGACATCGTGATGCATGCAGCCGACGCAGTGTTGTCGGGTGGTGTGCGTCGATCGGCGACCATCTGCCTATTCTCCCCCGATGACGAGGAGATGGCCAAGGCCAAGACGGGCAACTGGTTCATCGATAATCCGCAACGTGGACGTTCGAACAACTCCGCAGTCATCGTTCGAAAGACCACAAGCAAAGAGCAATTCATGCAATTGATGCAGAGCATCAAGCAGTTCGGTGAACCCGGCTTCGTATTCGTCGAGTCCACCGAGCACACAACAAATCCATGCGTCGAGATCGGGATGTACCCGCAGATCGACGGCAAGTCGGGGTGGCAGGGATGCAACCTGACTGAGATCAACGGAGGAATGTGTTCCGACGAGGCGACTTTCCAGAGGGCCTGCAAGGCAGCGTCTATCTTGGGAACTCTCCAGGCCGGCTACACCAACTTCAAGTTCTTGGACGAGACGAGCAAGCAGATCTTCGATAGGGAGGCGCTGCTTGGCGTCTCCATTACGGGTTGGATGAACAACCCCAGGACGCTGTTCGATGAAAAGATCCTCGAGGCCGGAGCCGCCACAGTACGATCCACAAATAGGGCTGTGGCTGCTCTTATTGGTACTAATCCCGCTGCTAGGACCACTTGCGTTAAACCTAGTGGTAACGCTTCTGTCCTTCTTATGACTGCGTCAGGCATCCACGCGGATCACGCTCCCATGTACATTCGCAATATCCAGCTGAACAAGGACACCGAGGTGGCTCGCCTCCTGAAGAAGCTGAACCCGCACATGGTCGAAGAGTCGGTTTGGTCTGCCGGCAAGACGGACTACGTCGTGTCGTTCCCGGTCGTGCCGAAGAAGGGCTCGCTCTACAAGGAAGACACCATCGGCATCAAGCACCTCGAGCTCATCGCCAAGGCGCAGAAGCACTGGGTAAACGCCGGCACTGACGAGAAGCTCTGCGCCGATAAAGGCATCCGTCACAACGTCTCTAACACCGTCATCGTCGATGACTGGGACGAGGTGGCCGAGTACGTATACGAGAACCGCGCCAACTTCGCGGGCATCTCGTTCCTGCCGATGACTGGAGACAAAGACTACGCTCAAGCTCCCAACACGAAAGTGATCGACGCCAAGGAGATCGTCAAGACCTACGGCACCGGTGCTGTGTTCGCCTCCGGCCTCGTGGTGGACGGACTCAAGGCGTTCGACAACCTCTGGGTGGCGTGCATGACTGCGCAGAACAGGGACATCGAGCTCAACTCCGACGACTCCAGCCTACTGCTGAAGAAGGATTGGATTCGCCGCTTCAAGAAGTTCGCCGAGAACTACTTCAAAGGAAACGTCAAGCAGGCCGAGTACTGTCTCAAGGACGTGTTCATCCTCCACAAGTGGGAGAAGATCCAGCAGAACCTGGTCCAGGACGTGGACTGGGAGAGCAGCCTCGTGGAGAAGAAGTATATAGATGTAGATACCATGGGTGCCGCCGCGTGCGTCGGCACGGCTGATGGTTGCTTAGTCTAATAGGAGGAACTAATGAGTTGGTCAAGAGGCTCTAGGATAATGAGCGAGATCATCGAGGCTCTCATAGATACCATCTCAGATGATGAGAGAGTAGAAGTCTATTCGGCTCTCATCGACATCTTCGAGAACTACGACTGCGACACTCTAAATGAGTGCTTGGAGATCGACGAGGTATTCGACGAAGTCTATCGCGAGAAGTATCCTGAAGAAGATGAAGTCATCGAAGAAGACCTAGAAGACTGGGATGACCAGTCCGGTGGAAGCTTCTGATTATGAGAATCCGTGGACACTCGATGGTAAGCCGCTTACGTCGGACTTGATCGGTGACAACTACGGATTCATCTACCTGATAACCGATACCATCACTGGTAAAAAGTACGTCGGTAAGAAGCTCTTCTGGAATAAGAAGACGAAGGTAGTCAAGAAAAAAAAGAAGCGATCTCTCGTCGAGTCTGATTGGAAGACGTACTACGGCTCTAACTTAGAACTCATCGCTGAAGTAGATAAAAAAGAAAGGACCTCGTTTAAGCGCGAGGTCCTTCACTTGTGTGCGTCTAAGGGCGAGTGCAACTACTGGGAAGCCTATGAGCAGTTCACCAGAGGTGTGCTATTGAGCGACGAGTACTACAACGGCCACATCTGGGTCCGCGTACACCGCAGTCACCTCAAATCTTCTTCTCGGGCTTCTCGCCGGGGATCTTGAGTCGATAGTCTATAGCGCCATCGTGGACGTTTAGATCCTGCACTACTGCATCGGCGAGGTTCTTTAGGGGGTGTTCTACGCCCCCTAATTTACACATGAAAGCAGTCAACACTTCTCTGATCAGGATGATGTCCACTTCTCTGAGGTGCACCTCCTCGCTGTTCCCGTCGAGATTCAGGCTGCCTATGCTCTGAATGATGTGATCCATCAGATTGTCTGCGACGTCGTGATAGAAGTCCAACTTCATCGCCTCGATGGCCCTGGCCACCTCATCGACAGACGTCGGTGTGTTACTGACGTCGAGACGCTTGTTCTCTTTCGGGAAGGTGATGACGTTGTCCATTAGTACTCCTAATCCTACCATTCTGGACCTGCCGCCTTCTCAGTACGCTCGTAGAGCATGTGCCAGTCGCATCCGTGTGCAGGGCAGATCATGATGTATTTAGGAAGTCCGTTGGAGTCCTTATCGCCGACCTCTCCGCAGATGAAGTAGTGACCAGAATGTTCTGGAAATACTTTCTTCAGAATATTAGTAGCGAAGCCGAGCTCTTTTCTAGCCTTCTCCAGCTCGGCTTCTAACTCGCCGATCCTGTTGATCATCTGATTCTCGTTCATCAGCCGCCTCCTACTTTATCTCTGAGCTCAGCCTTGATGGGGTTGTGATGCTCACACTTGACTAGGTCTATCGACTTCACTACTAGATCTTGGAAAGTGGCGGCTTCTTCGAGAGCTAGCTCGTGCAGCCTCCTCCTCATCTTAGGATTCCAGTACTTGTTGATGTGCTCAGCGAAGTTCTCTCGAGCATCGCTGAGCGGGTAGTACTTCCAGAAGTTGGCTATGTCGTTCGCCATTCTCATGATGTCGCTGTCGCTCGACACATCACACCTCCACGATTAACGGCCGGTAGTTCTTATACCAGTCGTTCTCATGCGGATAGCCGCGAGGATGACAGACCACGCGCGTGTCACCGATCATGTAGTCACACCGGTCATGCGTGTGCCCGTGTACGATCAGCTTCGGCGGCTTCTTCATCTCCAAGATCTTGTAG